TTACGACCATACCCTAAACTATCAACTGCATTAGAAAGATCACGAAGCATATCATCAGGGGCATCCATACCTGTGATGACTTCGATTTCGTTAAATTTAGGAACAAGTAGTACAGTTACAGGATGTCCTGTTTGTTGTACTACTTTTACTACTTTAGCAAGATCTATAATATCTAATGGTTCTTTTTCCTCGTTTAAGGATTTAGAAAAGAATTCTTGTATTTTTTTAATATCTTCCATTATTTAAATGCGTTGATTGTTCTTTCGTCTTTAGTATGGTCTTGAACTGCTTTAAAAGCTGTTTTTTTATCTTCAGGAGATAAAGCATTATACATACCTAAAATAGCATTATTGTTTTCTTTTGCTCTTCTATATTGACCACCATCATCTATATATTCAACATAAGCATCATATGATTTAAAGTATTTTAGAAATTTATCTAATGATGATAAATCTTCATTTTCATTTAAAGACTCTTCTATACCTAATTCAGCATGGAGTACTTCCATAAATTTTCCAAAATTATGAGAGCCATATTCGTCTTTAAGAATAGTAGCTATAGCTTTAGCAAAATCTCCATAATGTAAAGTTTCATCTACTTGATCAATAGCATTTAAAATAAGAGGAACAAGGTTATTTGAAGCTTCTGATTCAGCTACTCCAGTACCAAATAATCCAGCTTCAAGTTCTGAACCAATTTTAGGGTCATCATTTTCCTGAAGGTATTGGTTTTTAAACCATTTGTGTAAATTAAAATCACTCATCTGTTTTCTTTTTAGTAGTCCGTTTAGGGGTTGGTTTGATATCTTCCTCGGGTGTTGGGGTAAACTCTTCAAATTTAGATGCTTGTGGTTTCTTTTGAACCACAGGGGTTGAAGCACCATCAGTAATATAAGGTGCTTGGGGAGACATCTTGCTAAGGGAGTTTTGGAAAGGGGAAGGTTTAAATTTCATTATTTTTTTGCATTTAAGTATTCGTCAAGCAGAGTACCAATAACACCCGCCTTCTGACGTATAAATATCCAATCTTCTTTGGTTAATGTATATTCTTGATCAAAAGCTATAGCCATCACACCAATAAATTTACCATGTAAATCATCTAATGCAATCATATAAAATGATTTTGTATTATATGGGCGAGATACTGATGTTAAATCGTAATCTTCTCCTTCATATGTGGGGATAGCTAGTTCGCCTTGTTTGTAAAGTTGAGCTAATGCTTTTGGAAATAAAGATACAGGAACATTTTGAAACACATTTTGAATAGACATAGCATCTGGGGATGTCTTTTCATAGAAAATAGAAAATTTCTGAATGGATTTTCCTGTGGGGTAAAAATGGCCCCCATTGTGGAATTGGGATACCCATACTCTACTAGCCTCGAGTTCACCCATCATTATATCTAATTGTTCATCAACTAGACTATTTAATTCTATAGCCTCACATACCGGGTTTTTGGAGGGGGTATTTTCAAATTGTTTTTTTGCCCAAGCAACTGCTATAGGCCCAAAAACTGCCGTAATTAAGGCAACTGCAATTGTCGTCAACATCATTAAAGGTTCCATCTTATTTTTTTAGTGATTGTAAATAGTTAATAGTTTCTTTCATTGCTTTCATAGCCCTTTCCTTATCAACCTTTCCAACCCACTTTTCCTTATCACCTTTTTCAGTAAGAAACGAATTGTTTTCTTCATTAATTTGATCAAACATCCAGTTCTTATACATTTCTATAAGACCATCAATGTCTGCATTAACAATATTTTTTTTATAATCTTCAAATAATCCTTGCTTATGCAATTCATGTTCCATATCAATAACACAATTGAGACATTTACCATGAATTGGGTAAAGTTTTTCATCTCTATTTTTATGCATCAATTTGCTACATGAAGGACAAAACATAGGCATTTTATTTATTTGCTTTGCTTTATCTAGCTTTGTAATATTCTGTTTTAAACCATCTTTAATAGTCCAATGACGACCATCTTCCTCCCAAATATCTCCCTCTTCATGGAATTGGTGTTTTTTAGCAAAACCTACCCCAGAAATAGTACGTTCGCTACCTTTACCTTTAACAAGGTTACGGATACGTTCAACGTCTTTTTCTTTAAATTCTTTCTTTAACATTATAAACCTAATTTATCTAATTCTTTGTTTACTTGGTCTGCTGATTTATATAGTATACCTATGCCACCTGCTTCTCTCCATTGCTGAATGTTGGATTCTCTATCATCAATTAAGATGCTATCTTTATCTGCGTAGTTTTTCTTATTGAATGATTGAGCTAAAATTAATTTTGTAGATGGGGTGAATTTTTTTCTCCATAAACGTTTTCCAATTTTAGAAGATTCTGATCTAGATGGAGATGAAAGCAAAGCATGGTTGTGTTGAGCTACTCTATTGTATAAAGCTTTACCACCAGGCATCCAAGGCATACCAACCCAAAAACCTACACCACCACCTTTTTCTTTTGAATCAATAAAATCCCAAAATTTTTCTTTTCCAAAGGAATCTTCGTATTCACGAGGACCCATACCTGCTAAATCTTCAAATCTTTTATCAAAATCTACAATTACCCCGTCCATGTCAAGATAAATTTTGTATTCTTTTTCCATATTTTCTTGTTCAAATAATGGTAAAGATAAGGCTTTTAATCTGCCCCTCCAACGAGTTTTAATTTCTTCTTTTTCTTCAGGTTCTAAACCTACCATATCAAGATAATCCTCGATTACGTCAGCAAATGGTCTTCTTGCCTTTTTAGCTTTAAAATACATACCCTGAAGCATAGCGTCTACTTCTTTATCTAACATGAAGTAGTTTTTAGGGGCTAATGTTTTGTATTTATTAATTAAATCTCTAATAAATGAATCATCAGCCATTTCTTTACCTTGACGGACATTCCAACCCCCTTGAGTTAAATGTTCAATTTCGTGGCGTAATACATCACGAATATCCATAGCAATTGTAGACCACATTCTAGGTAATTCTCTAGGATCTACTGAGAAATTAAGTGCTATGAATCCTTCACTTTCATCATCACCTTCGTTTGCGCCTCCGTCTACTTTATATGTTCTATCTTTAGTTTTCTTGAAATCAAGTTTAGCTAAAAGGTCAAATTCTAAAGGACGACCTTTAGCATCTTCAAGTTCATAGTTTGTATCAACTAAAGCAAATAAACGTTTTGGGTCATTGTCGAATTGTTTTTTCCATGCGTTTAAAACATCTTTAGACAATTTAGATACGATAGAATCATATACACCTTCGTTTATGAATGTTTCTTCTAAACCTTGAGCTAATTCACGGGCATATTGATTTAAACCAAATGGGTCTTTTACTTTTTTCTTTTCCTGTAAACTATCAGTCCAATTTCTGAATGTCATTGTTCCTTTTAAATTGGCTTCAGCTTCTAGATCATTTAGTTTATCGTCTTCTTGAGTGTTTGTAGTTGTAATATTACCCAAACGATCCTCAAGGTTTTGCATATGATGAATCATCTCGTGAGCAAACGAACGAACTATATCTTTTGGATGACGTCCTTCAGTATAGAGGACAATTTTTTGTTCATTTGGATCATAATACGCTGTTTTACCAAAGAAATCTTTTGCGTTTTCAGTATCACCATCTATAAACTCTACAGCAGGGAATGGTTCAATCGGCATACCTAACTCTTTCATATAGTTAGTTAATTGAGCACATTTTTCCATTATATCAATACTACTGGAATATGTAGCATTTTCTTTAACTACTTTAAATTCACCTGGGGATAAGCGAGGTGAATTAACTTCAATTTGTTTAGCAATAATATCTGCTAATTTATCTAATGAAACAAAATCTCCTTTTTTACGAGCAAGTGTAATAATTTTCTTTACTAGTGCTCGTTTCTTTTCAAATGAAAGATCTTCTGTAAGGTTAACGTAGCTTCCAGGAGAATTATCATGACCACATTTATGGCAAACATTAAAATTATCTCCTCCTTCAGCATACCCCCAACTCCACCCACAGTTATCGCATGTAATAGTTTCACCATCTTCCTCAACTTTTTCAGTTACAACAGATTGAATGTAACTAAAAATTTGTTCTTTTTCTGAATTTGATAATTTTGAGGGGATATATTTAAAAAATTCTTCTTTAGATACTTTAGCGGCAGCTCTAGCTTTTGTTCCACTAATCCCCCCACCTGTTTGGATTTTAACAGGAAGTACTTTATCACTATATTTTTTTGCAAATGCCTGTCTTTGGGTTACATCTTTTTCATCTTCTACATTTCCGGGACGTGCACCTATAAAAATGTAGACTTTTTCATCTTTATGATCTGTTAAATAAGTTTTAATCCAAGTAAAAGGAGAACTAACAGGGATAATTTGAGAAGCAACTGGGATGAATTGTTGGTACATTTCCCATATTTTAACTGATTCTTCTTGAGATATATTATTTCTAACGCCACTACCTACAAGAATATAAACTTGTTTTATTTCAGGATATTCTTTTAATCCTTGTAAAACTACATCAAGGTGACCTTTAGTTGGAGGTTTAAACCCTCCCCCAAATAAAGCTACAGTACCCATAGCATCTTCATCTTCATTTAATATGGAGTTTACTAAAAACTTTGTTAGTTCGTTCATCCTAAAAATGACTTTAATTTAGATTGGGCTTCTTCAGTTGAAACAATGTGTTTAATATGCTGTCCAACTTTTTCTTTAGACATTAAATCTTTAATATCTTGTTCCATTTTAGCTTTCCGTTTGTCGGAACTTGCTTGTTGAGCTGGGGTTTTAGGTTTGGTGTCTTTAGGAGCATAGGGCTCAATATATTTTTTAATAATATCTTCTAAAGAATCAGCATCAACTAAGTTTTTATCTTTAGTAGTTGCTATAAAATTTTTACCAAATAATTCAAGATATGGGAGGAAATTTTTAGTAACCCCTGCCCATGTTTGCATTACAATGAAAGGCATTAAACTTCTATCTTCACCTTTTGAACGTTCAAATCTATCTTCGTTTTTGCGCAATGATTTCTCTAATGAAGAATAGACATAAACCATTAATACTTTATAACCTGCATTTTCTAAGGTTTCTTTTAGCTGTTCTGTTTTTTTATATGAAGCAGCAGTCCCATCAATTACAATATTTCCGCGTTTTTTGATTTCTTGTTCTAATTCTGATGAATATGATTTTTGGGCTGCTTGCATAGCAATAGCTGCTTTACTTCTTTCTTCAGGACCTCCTTTTTTAAGGTCTAAAGAAACACCTGCATCTTTTAGGTTTTTAATAAAATGATCATCAATGTTTAATACTTTTAAACCTAAACCAGAGATAATATCCCCCACGATTGATGATTTACCAGCACCTGGGGCACCAGCAAGAATAACAGCTTTAGGCGAATTTTCCGCCTCATTTAAGAGTTGTACCAAAGAAATCATTTAACGCACGTTTTGTAATAAATATTACAATTTTCTTTTTACTTGCGTTCTAAATTCAGTGAAGATTGGTGAGTGTTTTGGGTTTTCTAAATCAAACAATTTTTTTACCGTAAGAAAAATATCAATATTTTCTTCTTGGCTGCGAGTTGATTCATACATTTCCCAATTTTTACCTTTTAACCGCTTACCACTTTTATCTTCTCCTCTAGATTTAGATTTTAACCATAAGATACCATAACGATCTGGGGTTTTTCCAAAACATTCTTCATAACATTTACCATAAACAGCTGCCTGTAAGTCATAGGTTGTCTGGAGGTTATTAGAGGTTTTAAAATCAATAATCCAAAGTTCACCATCAATTTCACAAACCATATCACAAGTACCTGCTACTTTAAGTTTATCTGAAAATAAGTGTACTTCGGTTTCGATTAATTTAGGATTATGAGTTTCCCAAAAATCAACAAAACGCAGGAACATTTGCCATACATCGGGGCTATATGCTGGGTTTCCAAGAGAATTTAGGAAATTTAATTCTTTACCATTTAGGTAATCTTCAATCATTTCGTGTACTTGGGTACCTTCTTCTCCTGCTTTACGAACAATATGTTCAGAAGAATATCCTACCTTTTTAAGCCAGTCTTCAAAATATTTACCTTTTGGGTAATATGAAAGAACATACGTAACCGAGGGATAATATTTGCTATTTCGTCTATAATAGCGAGAATCTGGCATTGTAATTTGTTTAGCATCATCTGAAATCTCTAGGATTCGGTTGTAAGATTGCTTAATGTTTCTTTTACTCATAGTAATTGTAGTTTCTTCTCCATCAATCCATATTGATCAAGAGGAAACGTATTTTGGATTAGTTTAGTGAAATGAGCAAATCCCATATCACTCGGGTCTTTCCCTTCAAGCTCTAACAAATAGACCTCTTTACCTTGATTCATAAAATATTCAGCAAACTTAAGTGCCTGCTTCATGGCGTCAGTATCTAAAGCGATATAAATTTTTTTAACTGTAGATGTGACGATTTTTTTCATTAAACTGTCTTGAATGTTTTTACCTAATAAAGGTATAGCATTTCTCTTAATAGCAATAGCATCAAACGGTCCTTCACATAATACTAAAGGTGAATCAAAATTGATGAAAAGTTCAAATGGAATAATATCTCTAGATACTTCAGGATTACGATACTTTACATATGGGTCTTTTTCAAATGAACGACCTGTAAAATAATTTAATTTCCCGTTAGCATCATATGAAGGAATAATAACCATTTTAGCATACCGACCACTGTCGCAATACCCCATATTATACTTTATAATATCGTCTATACCAATGTTTCGCGAATGCAAATACGCTTTGGCGTGACGTGCAATAATATCGTTATTATCCACTATAGATTTAAATTCTTTAGGCAATTCTAAAGTATTAACAATCTTAACATCTTCAACAACATTATTAGTTTTAACTAATTGATTTAATTCTGAGAATTGTTCGGGGGTGGCTTCTACTTGTTTAAATAAAGTGTACACCGTTTTGCCTCGTTTATCACAAGCCCAACAGTGCCAAGGGTTATGCCCTTTTTTATTTTCAGTAAAGTTAATTTCTAATTTAGGTTTATGGTGGTGGCAAAATGGGCAGTTATGGGCTTGGTTGCCCCTAGCTGTCCTTTTACCAGGACCTAAAACAGAGTTAACTAAATTAACAAGTAATTCATTTATCATATAACCGTTAATATATGAACTAAAATTTACACATCAAAGTCACGTGTAAAAAACTTTCCAAGAATGTTATCATTATAGAATTCTTCTGGTTTTTCTAAAACTTGGTAGATCATTTGATATTTTACCTCATAATAAGTTAATAACTTTTTAGTGGGAGCACAAACTAAAATAGTACGTTCAAAATTTTCTTTAGGTTCTGTTTCATATAATTCTTTCATATGTTTATTAGAACCCCAATAAGTTTTCCAATTAGATTCTTTAACTGCTAATTTGTAAGCAGGTCTACGTCCTACAACACCTGAATATTGGGCTAATTCTTTTTTTCCTAATTTTACTTTTGTTGTATTTTGTAGTATTTTTTTACCAATATAAGATTTACCAGTTGGCATATGCGTTATCATATAAACAAAGCCATAGGTAGTATCAGGAAAGTCAGAAATACTCTCCATTAATTGGTTTTTATATGTCCATTTCATAATTAAAGGTCTATATTAACCAGAATAGTTGTATCCGTTGTTGGAGAAGATTGGATGGGTTGTGCTAATTTACCAATAGCTACTAGATTTTGTAAGTTATCATACAAACCTACAGTTGTAATATAAGGGGAAAAATAAGAACCTGTAGCATAATCATAAAGTATTTCTCCGGGGGATTGGAAAGTTCCTATAGAACTAGAATATTCTGTACTCCCTGTTGTAAGGGATGGGTTTAAACTAAAATTAAATTCGTTTTCTCTAATGGTACACTTGTATTGGGCTTCCATTATAGTTACAGATGAAAGGAAAGATGATGTTACATTAATATTATCTACAATATTAAATAATGGTAGTTGTTGGTTTGTTAATACCGCCATACCATGTTCATAAACAATATTTCCTACGTGGGTGTGTGTTTGAATTGAACCACTACCCTCAAATGATGCACTTGTATAAGTAAATGTGATAGTATCTCCAGGAGATGGAGATAAACTTGATGTGAAAAAGGCTTGGCCAAGGTCTACAGCATCTATACCTATATCTGTAAAACCATAATAGGATAAATCAGTACCCTGTAGACTTGAGGTTATGTAACCTGAGTTAACTCCTAAGGCCCCAATATAAAATGATGAATTACCACTAGGACTGTAGTCTACTTGAACTAAATTATATCCTGAGGGAATAGTAAGAGGTGATGAAAAAAGTAATCGGGTATAACTCCCAGGGAGAGGTTCATCGGAAAAAGTTTGAAACTCAGCAATTAAAGTTTCTGTAAATAAAGATGACGAATACCAAGTGTATGAACCCGAGCTATAAAGGTTTCCTTCCCCATCATCATAAATTTCTAAAACAGCACTAGATGAATCAGTGTATTTAAAATCAAATGATTTTGGCTGGATGTATTCTCCAAATAATTTTGAAGGAATAGAAATAACCCCAACATTAGCATAAGATGAAGTTGGAAAATATCTTGAAGCTGTTAATGTGCTCGAAAGATAATTATAATAGCTTGGAGTGTTATATGAACCCGAAATACTTTCTCTTTGGATTGCAGTTCCGGGGTCACCCCAACTTGATGAAATATAATTTGAATAGTATAATTCTTTTACAGAATCATATACTTGCCTTTGATACAAAGACTGAGAATGGCCTGTAATAGGATCCGTAGCTATTTCAAACAAAGAACCACTTAAATTAGTACCCAAAAATCTCTCAATCCCTACAAACTCTTTATAAGTATCATTTTCATTAGCATCAGTATAAAATTGACTGCCATTAAATGAAAACTGCTTATTAACAGTAAAGGGGACAATGTTGATGTCCTTGGTTGTAAATTGTTTGAATGCACTCATTCATTTAAAAGTCTAATTTTACTCTTACTAGAGTTTCTTTTGTGAAGTCTTTTTCTAAAGGTCGTGATAATTTGGCTACAGCAACTAAATCATTTGTGTTGTTATATAAACCAACAGTCGTGATATAAGTTTGTGGGTTATTGATAAACGAGTTATACAATACCTCACCAGTTGATCCTGAAATGAATGATGGATTTTCTGAATAGTTAAATTCTTGGTTTTGTGCTCTAACAAATATAAAATCAGATGATATTGTTTCTTCTGAATTTAGACCAAATGAGACTCCACTATTAAGTACTTTAAATAACTTAGAATTGTTATTATCATTAGTATTACTATTTCTAGCAGTTCCTAAATTAACCCCATCGTTAGCTACAGACAAATCAAGTGCGGCTGCATTTAAAATAGCTACTCCAATATCCGGTAAGAGTAAACCGTATGAACCTGAGTTGGCAGTATAACCATTTGGATTTTTAGTATCTGCTACACCATTAGATCCTGAAATGAGTTGGTAAACTCTACCAGCACCATTGTATTGTACTATTGTTGTCTCTTGACTGTTATCTGTAAGGTGAAGTGAAGCACTACCTGTTTTTAATGTTAAGTTAAATGAACCTAAGAATAGGGATTGTTTGTATTGAGCTCTTTCAAAATTAAATACATAAAAATCAGATTGAGTTACATTACCAAATACAAACTGAGCATTTTCATCCTCTAATACTAAGTTTCTATATTGACCATAAACTGATCTTGTTGGTGATTGACCATTCACAGAGGCATCAAATAAAAGACTACCACTTCCAAATTGATTCGCGTAAGCAATATCAAACTGAATTGCTGCTGAATCTTCTGAAGATGCTGTTTGGTATACTGAAAGATAATAATCTCCAGCAGATGATGCAGCTTGTGTAGATGATGTAAAAAATGTTGTTAGGGTGGGATTTCCCGTACTCCATAAAGTTCCTGAAACCGAATCGGATGAAATTACGAAATCAGAAGGCTGTAATTGTTTAAATGATGACATATCTTATGGTTTTATTGACCTGCGGTTTGAATAATTGTTACTGGGATAGTTAATCTAGCACCTGAATCTCTACCAATTACAGTTAATGTTGTATAAAGCGCACTATTGGCACCAAACAATGTATTAATGGTAGTTGCTCTCATTGTGATAGAAGTACCAATTACTGTTTTAGAAACATTAGTTCCAAGTGTTACTGTTGAATTAGCAGCAGCAGCTGTAGGTGTTTCAATTCCTGTAGCTGTAAATGAAGCCATTGTTCTAATATCTCCAATTGTTGCTGTGTAACCCGAGGACTCAAATGATTGATTATCACCTAAGTAATTTAATGTTTGAGGAGTAATTGCAAGTGAAGCACCTTGTCTTAATGTAATAGCTGTATATCCAAGATCCAGTACAGGCATTTTAGCTGTTCCTCTTGGAAGCGTTACAAGTTTATACTTCATTGTTTGCATTTCATTAGGAATAGCTTCAATTAAAGGCATGTTTTCAATTGCCTGACCATAATAAGCTGAACCTGAAGGGTGAGTTGGATTATAGAGCGTATAATCAATTTCATCATCCCCTAAAGCAAACTGAGTAATGGCAAAAGAACCATCACCCTTTGCGAGTAACTCTCTACCTTTGGTTGTTAAGATAGCGTCAACTGTTACTACCGAATTATTTAAATATCCCATGGGTTATGTTTTTGTTATAAATATTGTCGTTTTATAAATATATTAATCTGTATTTTGTTTTCCAAGCTATTTTAACCTATTATTTATTAGCATTTGATTTTATAATAGAAGATACAGCACCTGCAAAATTATTTTCAACTAAATCCGTTACATATTCGGGTCTCATAGTACCGGGTGAAGTGCTTCCTAATGGTTTTGTACTATCAATAATTACATATGAGGCATCGTTCACATATCTCCTTAATAAGAAATGTTGAGGGTCTGCTGCCGAGGACATAGATGCATTTAATTTTATTTTTAATAAACCATCACTTGCATCTTGTGGGTAAATTACATCTTGAACCATTCTAGCATAAGCTTCAGCTCCATTAAATCGGATTTCATCTCCTACTTGAACTGTAAAGCTATTAATAATAGGATCAAATTCAGGGTAATTAATCCAACTTTGATATTGTGTTGCACCATAAGCTGCTGAAAGAGATAAAGATCCAGTCATCCAAATATCGGTTGAGGATGTAACATGCCAATAATCTTCAGTAATAACACCCTCAGGGTTGATTTGGTTTATAGCTTGGAAATAGTCTAAGTTTTTAGAATTCATTAATTGAAGATAACCCGTAATAAAAGTACTATAATACACTACCTGAACTGTATCTCCATTATCAAAATTTTGGAATCCAGTATCTAAATTAAATGTGTGGTTTGAAGTAGAACTAAAACTACCCCCGTATGAAGATTGTGCTAAAATTTGAGATGGGGTTGGGGTACCTGAAGACCAATTTTTTACAATATAAAAATATATTGCTCCTGTGGTGTATAAAAATTGGGTATCAATTTTTGCTATAAATTTAACAGGTGAGTTAGTATCAGAAGTAAATGTAAATACTCCTGTAGTATTGTTATATTGAGTATTGGTTAGGGTTTCAGTATTAAATGTAGTCCCACTAGTTCCTATTGAACCTGTTGTATAAGCATATACTGTTGTATCAGAACCTGGAATTGTAGAAGAGCCATTAGTATTTTTTGCTGTAAATTGATAATCTGTTACAGAGAATGAACCTGTTTCAAATTGTATTTCACCACTATATGAACTACCACTATCAGAATATAATAAGGCATCAATACGTTGACCTCCTCTTACAACCTGTTTAACACCATTTAATTTATTCATTGGTGTTTCAAATCGTAATGGGTCATCTAAGTTAACAAATACTGTTTCTCCGGTTTGGAAGGTGTTTTGAGTAATGTAAAGTTTTGTTTCATCTGGTGGGATAGTATTACCATCTTGGTCTACTAAGAACTGGATGTGGGCAATGCTTTTATCATTCAATTCAGGACCAGTACCATTAATAAAATCAAAATATGCAAAATATGTTTTATCACTTTCTGCAGTTGGAAGTTGTCCAAATGTGTTAACTGAACTTGAATCCCAAACATTAAAATCAGGTGATGATGTTCTTGAACCCTTATATCTAGGGTTAATTTGACCTAATAGAGTATAGTTTGAATCTTGAACTGTAGCTCTTTCAGCGGTTCCATTTAGAATAGCTGCTTCATTAACTGCTGTTTGTTGGTTGGTTGAATAATCAACATCATAATATAATGTTCCTACTCTATCAGCAACAGCATTTCCTTGTAAGACATCACAGTCTGAGTTTTGAAAACCTGCAGGGTATGAAGATTGCAAAATAATAGGTATTGACCCTTGATTATCTAATTCCAAAGAAGCTTGGGATGCTGAAATAGAAATTTCAGGTCCAGCACCACCCCCACCCGAGGTTAATCTAATAGTTGAATCATTCCCTGGGGATGGGATGGTAACACTTTGGGTTAGAAAACCTATATAATATTTTGTAATATCATCTGTTGCAATAAAGTCAAGTTCATTATCTAATGAAGCATAAGAAACTTCAACAAAGTTAATTAATTTATTAAAACTATTAGGAGTACCTGTGATAGACTGCCAATCACCTCCACAATCCCAAATAACTTTTACCTCATCTGCCACATCACCACCTCTAACTTGAACCATAGCCATTTGAATATTGCCGCTCCAGTTAGTACCATATCCCCCGGGTATGTACACATTACGAGGAGTACTACCAGCAACCATTCCAGGAGCTACTTGAAGTACACTATCATTTGAGTAATGGTAAATCATTTCCCCTCTATCACTTCTAAACACTGATTCTGTAGGGAAGGAGGTATTACGGTCTGTTAAAGTAATAGGTTTACTATAGTTAGTTTCACTTAATGGGAAGAAAGTATAACCTGTATATTGGAAAGGGTTATTAACAAAAAACTGTTCTGCCGTAGAAGGTCTAACATTAAAGTCTCCTGTGGGGGCAACATTTACAGCAAAAGAATTCTTCATAATATTATTCCCGGTATATGTTGGTTGTGTTTGGGAATTTGCTATTGTGTAAATGTAATCTGTTCCTAAATCTGTAGGATCGCCTGCAAATGTATATGTTTTATTACCAAGTTCTGATATTGTTGAAATTGATAATAAATTATTCAAGGAACTTGCTAAATCATTACCATTAGCATCAGTTTTAGAAATTCTTATCTTAGACATATTGGTGTTACTTCCTAAGAAGTAAACATACCCATCAATCATAGGGGTTAGTGTAGAATTTATAAATCTATCATTAGTAACGTATGAAGATGTAGTGTTAAAAATTGAAGCAGAATATTCATAGGAGTCTGGAAGACCATGTAGATAAATAAAACATCCTGGGCTTAATTCACCATTAGTTACAACATATTCTGATCCACTATATTCACCATTATAAAATTCTTCTTGTTTAGAATCGATAGTTTCAAATATGCCTGCTATTGTATCTAAAGATTGTGTAAAGGATTGTGTTAAATTTGTAACTGGTGTTCCAAAAGGTAATTCTGTTCCTATACTTTGTTCGTATGGGTTATTTGCTAATTGATTATAAACATTTGGCCCACCACCAGCACCTCCACTAAAGGAACCAATTGAAATTGAACCTGATACTCCTAAATCTTGAGTATAATAATTAAATGTAGTATCAGCTGCTGAACCTGTTCCTTGAACTCTAGTTGTTTTAGTTTGAGTTGAAGCCTGAGGGTGTGGATATCTACTTCTTTCAAGTAAATGTTGTTTGATAACTACACCTGAGGATAAAGATGATTTAGCAGGAACAAAGTCCTTAATCATTTTAAATAGTGAGTTATCAAAATATTTGATTAAGCGAATATAATCAAAAACATCATAGTTTGATGTATACTTTTCAAAATATTCGGTTGCGAGTTTACTTAAATCAATATAGTCTGTTCTACCTCTATAAGACAAACCATTTTCTACCTCAGCAGATGAAGTAGGGAATGTTGTGTAATATGGGAAATTATAACGATTATCACCAATTTTCTCACCTAAATTAAAATATCCAATTTGTTCAATAATATCATCATTAATCTCATTTTGAGGTGAGAATGCTGCTTCAATTGAATTAACATCTGGGGTGTAAGATTGGGATAAAGGTAATTGTTGTTCTATAGAGCGGTATTGGGATAATACTTGATTACTACCTGTAGGTAAAATTTGTTCCCCAATTCTTACTTTATCAGTAATTCGGTTTTTAATACCAGCAGCTGGTTGGTCTAGGAAAATATATTCAGTTCCTGGAGTAAATGCTGGGGTTGAATCGAATGTAAAATTACTATTTAAAGCAAAAGATTGAGTTACTTCCCATGAACCTGTAATTTTAGGATGAACTGATTCAAGTGAACCTGTGTTTAATTCTGAACCTAAAGGTGCTCTAAATACTAAATCTAGTGGGGACGAATTTAATGAATTTCCTTCAATTGAAAGTTGATTCATTACATAATCATCAAATACTGATTCACTTAATGCAGTTTTATAATATCTAACTTCTTGAAGTGAGCCTGAGAAGTTTGCTTGACTACCGCTTCCAAAATAACTAGTAACTGAATTTTCCCATAAAGTATTAACCTCTGAGATAGATGATGAGGCTTGGAATCCTATTAAGGACGCGTCATCACCTATATAAATTTTATTTTTAGCATAAAGGTCATACCCAGCACTTCCACTATTAATTAATACTGACCACCAACCTTCATTAAAGAAGGGTAAATAAACACTAGCACTAACTGTTAAGTTTGCAGGGTCAGGGAATAATTTTAAATAACCATACTGGTTGTAAGTATCTGTAATAGATCCTGAATATGATCCTGATATTGAACCTGATCCTTCATATTGGAGTTCTAAAGCAATACCATTATCTGTAGTCCAGAGGGATTGTGATAAATTTACTGTAGGGATACCTTCACTTTGGAATCTAAATTCTACAGCTCCTGGTCTATCATTTTCGGCGCCCCAAGCAGAATTCAAAGCAAATGAACTTCTTAGGTGGTTTGAACCCGATGTATAGAATGAATATCCAAATTTATTATACCAGTAATCCCAATCGTTTGAGTTGTCTCTGTCTTTACCTCCAAATTCACTAACACGTAAAATTGTATTAGGAATACCATAAGAGGCAATTAAAGCTTTAATACCTTGAATTGTACCTTTCTTATTTAGTAAGTAAGGCATGTTGTGGTATATGCGTTTGTATATCGATTTATTAACGTCGTCTAACGGGATAACCTCAGAAGATGCCGTAACATATGAAGTAATAAGTTCCGAGCCGGTATACGGTAGAAGACTACCTGAAGGTGTAATACCTAAAAATGCTGAATATAAATCATCTGAAGAGAATTGGTTTTGGTATATTTTTAAGCCAAAATCTCTAATAGCTTGTGCTACTAAATCTTTTGAAATACCATACTTTAATCTATTATCAGCATTGTATTTATTAGTAACATCTTTTAAATAAATCCAAATATTATCAAAATGCTGACCTAACATTTCTACAAATAATTGGTAAGGTTCGTTTTGAGAATCATCTAAAACAAACTCAGGCATAGCGTATAAAAGGTTACTAACATTATCTGCATCATATCTTGATGCTGAAAGTGCTAGACCCCCATAAGGTCCGTAAGGGAAAACTGAGCCTGTGCCCGTGGCGGTTTCATCACTATTACCTATCCAATCTAATACTTCAGGTGAACCTGTTGAAAATAAAATATAAGGAGGTTCTGTATTTTGTTTTGGCCAAGCATATGAGCTTGATTCATAATATAAAAAATATTCGTATCCATCAAAGTTTTTAATTATGTTATTAATTTTACTTTGGAAATTTGCTTTGCTTTCAGATACATAAAAGGATGAAGATGTTGAACCTGTAATTGAATAGTTATAATTTACTAATTCATTAGTATAAGATTCAATTTGTGCGGCTTTTGTATAAAAGTTTAATAATCTTTGTTCTGCCGAACTAAATTGTACAAAATTATTAAAGTCTGTATAGTCAACATTGATAGATATTCCTTTCTCACTTAACAAACTATTAACTTGTTGGAATGAGCTTGTTAAGGATGTAGTTACAATATCATTAACAGATGATAAATTAGTAGAATTATTAACTTCTCCTTTAATTTGAAGATTTGTATTTGGACCTTTTAAATAAGGTGTTTTAATTATATCTTCAATTTGAGAAATTAAATCAATGTTATAGGCAACCGGATCTGCAATTTTAGTAACAACCCAACAGGTTGATTTTACTTTAAATTGAGATGGTAGAGGCTCATATAATTTAATTAATAATTCTCCATTATCTAAAAGAGCATTAACCGCAATTATAATTTGATTAGCTCCAAAATTAAGGTAAAATTCATTGAAATAATCTTGGCCTTCTAATTGTTCTTTAAATGATGGAAATGCCTCTAAAACCCCTTCAACAACGTTGCTCGCTAATCTTAACTCAGTTCTATCTGTAGATAATTCTTTAATGTAGAAAGTAGACTCAGAATTACTATTTAATTGATTTTCAAAAAAGTTATAAACTGAGTTATATTGGCCTACATCAAGATTACGATCAATTAGATCTTGTTCTGGGGTGAGGTTTATTGTTGAGAACCCATCATTATTAGTAATAGATGGGTCTTCAGTAAATGAGTAATTTTTAAAATTATAATCACTAACTAATAAATTATTGTTAGCATCATACACAAAATATTCTACAGAATCATTTTCAGGTTGAAAGATAGAAGTAACCTCAAAATTAGGAACAATATCATAATCTTGGAAAGTGTAATCCTGGATTGAAAATTCATCAGGTGATATTTGTTTTATTGTAGCCATTTATTATGGTTATAGGGGTATATTATTATTTGCAGTTTGTCTTGCGGCTTTTGCAGCTTTAATATTCTCTACTGCTGTAGATGGTTTCTTATCTAAGTTTTGAGTATCTTTTTGTGCTAATTCTAATTCAAGAGTTAATTTTTCTTCATTTAAATTTAAAAGTTCTTGTCTTAGTTGAGCAATTTCATCTAATAAAGCTTGAATTTCTGCATTTATTCTTGGGTAGTTGATGTATTCTCCACTAGTTTTAACAAGATACTCATGAGAATTTAGTTCTCCAAGTTGAGGTATTTCATAAAATAATCTCTCGTATTCAGCAAAAAATTCATCTACAGTCATTAAAGGGATCTCTACAACAACTGTGGGGCCCAACTGTTTAAATGATGTATCGAAAGTTTTTAAAAAGTCAGCTTTATTAAAAACATTTTTGTCTAAATTAATTCTTTCAGCCATTAGTTAATTACTTTAAAGTAATAGCGGTTGTCAAATATATAATCACTCCCACCAATACTACTAGAGATTAATAATTTATAATATCTTTCAGGTTCTAAGCCATCCATGTAAATATCAAAATAACATGAAGATGAATCTGCACTTAACTTTGTATATGTTGGGTCAAAATCTATAACATATAAATTAGTATCTAAATCTTGAATTGCATATGTCGAACCCTCTGGTAAATAGTAATTTTGAGTGTATAATGAAGCTGTTTGAAATACTCTTTCAGGATATCTAGGGCGAGAATAAACTCTAAATCTATTAATAGAATCTTGTTTAAATGAGCCTGGGTTTTCTTGGATTGAACAATAAACTGCTGATGCTGTTAAAACCGACATTGAACCGGTATCGGGTAACCAAGAAAAATCATCCCATCTAAATTCTAATTGTGGTGGATAAATGGTTGAGGTATCAACTGAAAAGAACTTTAATTCAGGTTGAACATCAAAACTTGAAACAAATTCTTGACTTCCTGTAAGTTTAACTAAAAATCCATTATTAGCAATTGCGGGTGATGTACTACCTGATCCTGCAAATTGATAAACCAATTCTGTTACATCTTGGGTTACATCTAAATCGCTTCTAAATGTAAATGTTGTTGATGCTGATAAAGCCCAACCATAAGCATCAGACCCATTAACTGTAGAAGTATACCAAACACCCCCACCGGCAACAACTGATGAAGTAGCATATGAACCTGTGTAAGTTCCATAAGCATTTGAAAATGGATCACCAGCAGGCATCCATCTATTAGAACCTGAATATCCAGCCCAAATCCAACTTGTACCGTTTGTAGTTAAGGGTGAGTCTAAATAAAGACCAGTACCCATATCCCAATACTTAGCAGCTAAATGAATATCAATTGTAGTATCTGTGCTTAAACCTGTAGCTTTAGAAGAAAATAATCTTAAATAAGCCTTCCAATCTGTACCTGAATTGTCATCAATTAGATTATCTAATAAATTTCCAATTTGTGTATTGTTAAATTGAACTAAAAAACGAGATACTTGAGGGTTGGGGTCATTAGGTGCAAAGGCAGTAGCACTAGATTCCATTTGGGAATCTAAACCTGTATTCATTGTTGGGAACATTGAATATAAAGTTGCGTCTTTTTCAGGGAATAATTTATATACTGCCATTATATTTTATTTATTATAAATATTTTTATTAATAAGATACTACACGTCCTTTAATATCTTGGTTAGGATATTTTACTTCAAAAATTGATGGGTCTATAGATGGGTAAAGTACACCATCAATAGTCGCACCTTCTAAATCATACCCAAATTCTGAATACCCAAGTGATGCTCCTGAAAGGTTGTTAAAGTATACTTTTTTAACTGTTTGAACACCTTCAATTTGATCTAAAAGAATATATACATCTCTAAAAATAATTGGTTGATTAATTTGCCACTTATCAATATTAAAATAAGATTTTAACGTGTTAATACATGCTAAAATAACTTCATTACTATTGTAATTAGGTAATACAACAATTTCAAAATTTACACTAATGTTAACAATATATGCATTTTTAATAGATACAGCATCATTAATCATGCGATATTGAGAAAGGTAAGTTTTAAGATTATTTTTAAGAGTTAAAGATGGTGATTGAAGGTGTTTAAATCTATCATAGGATAAACAATACAAATCTAAAGCAGCAATTTTTTCTTCAGGTATTGTATTATTTACTAGTTTTGGAGTTGCAAATACTTTTGCAATCGAACCATATTGTGATGGTAAACTTAAAGCTCTTACTAAATAATCATCTTGGGTTACAGTTCTTAATTGAGAACTATATTGAGCCATTGAATTTTGTCTAATTTCCTCAGGTGAATCTCCATTACTACCCCCATCAGCTGCTACCGGATTATTAATTTGAATTGAATCAAAAACGTATTGAGCCGTTGTAGGGTTAAGATTAGGACTTACAAATCTAAATTGACCTGATTGTAATTGGTTAATTAAATTTGCTTGAATGTTTGATTCAACTCCCCCACCTGTTAAATACCTAACTGTTAAAGTTGTATTAGATGGTGAAATTCCATAGCTATCTGTAAAAATAAAGTTAGCTGGGGAGAATGCAGTAGTTAGTTTATTTTGTTCGAAAGGTAACCCAATACCAACATTGTCAGGGTTTGGAACAATTGTTTCATCATTGTTAGAAACAACCCCAGAACCAAACTGTAATTGGAGGGTTGTAGGACTTAAGAAACGGGTTGCAAATCTTCTATCTGCTTGTTTTAATTTAAGTAAATATGGGGCATCGGAAGAATCATCTGAGAAATTAGGATCGTTTGTGTTTGTATTACGAATTTTATCAAATACAACATCTTGAGCCAAATAATCTACCTCATACCAAACATTACCATCAGAATCTGTTACATCTAAAATTCCAACAATGTTACTATCACTAATTTCAACAGTTTGAAATTGTTGAGGGGCACCAAATGTAAAGGTGGTGGAGGTAATAGTAGAGGAAACAGCGTTTCTTGTTTTCTTTAGAAGGAAATATTCTGGGTTGTTACCACTAACACTATAGACTGTAACATCTGTAGGATCTGATGAACTAGAGAAACTAAAATCTACATCAGTATTTACTAGAAATGGGGAAATACTTTGTAAAGTTGAACCTACTTGTGCATTTTCATTAAGTTTTAATGCATAGCTAAAATCTGGGATGGCCACAGATGCACTAAATATAGCAGGTACTTGTTGATAAAAATCAACCCTCACAGAAGAAACTGTAGTTACTTTTGGTTTATACCCCATCATATAAGCTAAGTTATATAGATTTGATTCCTGACGGGCAAACTGTAGGAAGTTTTCTTGGATTTGGTTATCTAAGTAAAATGAAAGTACATCTCCAATATAAGATGCCATTTCCATAAACATCATACCTGGAGAAGATGGGGTAAAATCTGTGTATGTGTTTGGGTAATAGGTTTTAGCATACTCAACCAACTGTTGATTAAGTGTGTTAAAATCCTTATTTAAATATTTTATATTTTTAGTTGCCATCAGTTAAATGTTAAATTGATTTCGTCACTTATCCCAAAAGGATTTATACTATAAGTTATAGTTACATTAATAGCATTTAAATCTTCACTACCTACAATAACTACATTATCAACAACAACATTTGGAAAATTTTGTGAAATTTCAAATTGAATTTTTTCTTTTAATTGGTCGAAATTTTGTTGGTTAGCTGATTGGAATATATCTGCCCTTAAATTAGCCCCATAATTAGGTCTAAAAGGTCTTTCACCTTTATTAGTTAAAAAAAAGTTAATTAAATTTGATTTAGTTTGATCTTGAGTAGTATAATTAATGTTAAAAACAGCATCATTACCCCCAGAAAATGGAAGACCTACACCTACCGCGGTTCCAGTTTGAGTATCAACTGGGAATTTATTTGCTATTCTTCTGGCCATTATTTGCTATTTAAAAGACCCATAATTTGATCCATCCCTAATTCCCCTGGAGGTAAAGTACCATTAGCAGGATCAATTGGTCCTGATGGGTTAAACGTTGCTGCATCTTTTGCAGTAAAGGTTCCTGTTTCTCCCAAAATATTCATGTAAGCTGCTTTTTTCTCAGCTGCGTTTAATGAAGGGGGTTGGGATGAAAGTTGTGGAGTTGGCATTGAAATATTTTCAGATACCATTGACTTAGGAGAACGAACGGCTTCTAAAAGAATATCTTTTAATTCTTCTTGGATTGCTTCTTTTACAGCATCCTTAATCATCTTTTTTAATTCCGTAGATTTCATTATTGAGTTTTTATTATAAATATAAATTAATTATAGACTTTTGTGGATTTTAGTTCCCATTTATATAATGTACTATTCCATAGGTAGGTATCCACAATTCGGGTATTAAAACCACCAACATTTTGAAAACGTTCAAGAGTTTTTTGCTCACCATTAGCATTTCCTAATACTTGGAAGGGGGCTGGGGATGGTGTATGATTAACCCATTTTTTGGATTGTGCCAAATATCTATAGAATTTTCCACTTTTTATTCTTATTTCACCATTTGAACCCGGGCCATTAAATGGTGAATATGAGGGTGTTGGTTTTGTAAATGATAGATTAGAATTAGATCTAGGTGATTCTTTAACTAAAGAAGATACTCTTTTAGCTTCATTCCACCCATTTTCCCAAAAAATTCTCAAATAAGTATCAACCCTTAAGAAAGGATTATCTGTTATTTTTTTACCAGCCTTAAATGCTGTTTTACCTTCTTCAGTTGCTATTTGCTTTCTTTGCTGAATTTTAGCTAATTCTTCCCTTCGTGCATCTTCAATAGCTTTAAGGGCTGCTTCTTCTGAAAGTCTTTGTAATTCTAGTTTATCGAGTTTATCAATTTCCCATTTTACAGTATCTAATAATACTTGAGTTGAAGAGCTAAAGGAAAAAGGAGTTTTTATTTTTACACCCTCTTCATTTACCCCAACTGCCCTCCTACTAGGAAATGAAAATTTATTCCCAGCATCACTATCAATTGTAAGAGTAAAACCTTTATATACTACAGGGTTGGGTGAATTTGGGCTTAATCTATCTTCTAAAGTCTCATTTTGTATAGTATCGTTACCATTTAAACTATTAGCTCCACTATTACTAGCATCCTTAGATGTTAAATCTATACCTAAACTTGAAAAATATGCTTCTTTTTCGTCATCACTCATCCCTTCGGTTTCAGCTTCTAAACACCCAACTATTAAACCCTCTAATTGGGCTAATTTAGATTGAACCTTTGAAATTATATCAGTAATAATTTGAGTTGAAGGTGCAACTTGAGAAATTACACCCTTACCTTCTTTAACTATAATACCAAGAGTATCTAAAGTATCAGATAAAGTTGTTATAATGTTTAAGGGAATACCAACCCCTGGAGGAACTGAGGTAGGAACAGGTAAAGCTTTGATGACAGATATTGAAGTATCTACTGTGGATAATACTCTATTTACCTTATTCCCAGTTCCTGTTAATGAATCTAAGGATGATTGTATTTGGGTTAATGCTTGTTCAAGTTGATTCTTTTGAGCTAATATTTTATCTATTTCAGCTCTTGGAGGGCAAGATTTTTGCAATTGTGCTATTAAAGGATCAATAGCCAATTCAAATTTAACTGCACTTTTGGTGGCATTTTTAACCATAGACCCTACTATACCTCCGAACCCTGCCATTAGATTGTTTTATTTTGTTTAGAAAGTAAAGTTCTTAATTGAGCTTTATATGAATTAAGTAATGTTTGAGATGCAATTGCTTGAGCATTCAAAGGAGCAAATGGAGCCCCCGGGGGTAAAGAAACTAAAGAAGATAATTTAGTCATTACCGAAATCATTTCAGTTAAAATTTTATCTAAAAGATCAACTGTTTTATCTCCTAACATTAAAGATTCAGTAGCATCTTTGCTACCTAGTAATATAGAACTTGCGCCTATTACGTGTTCTTTAGTGTCTATATTTACGCTATCTACAGCATTCAGTGATACCGATGTAGCTGATGAAAACATTATATGGTCCGTTTTAGTATTAAATACTAAACGTCCTGAATTTAGAATAATTTGTTCACCTTCATATTGATTTGGAGTATCTGGGGGTGAATTGTATGAGTTGTAATTTATACTTGAAGCATTAAGGGGAAGTTGTTGAGTAGAAGACATCCAAATAGAGGATAAATCATCATTAATATTTTCTACTACAGGAATCCACCCACTTTCCCCATTGTTTGGGTCTTCACCATTTCTTATAATTATAATAGGATCACCATTCTCCCCAGCTTCGGACCAATTTGTAAATCCTTTAACAGTAGAACCAAATCTAATACTATTCCCCCATCTACCTTCATGAATTACATCCCCTTCAAAAGGTAAAAGAGGGTTAATGTTAGATTTTTCTTGGAAAGTTTCTCCAAGATTAATTTCTGTACTACCATCTGTTACTCTTCTAACAGCACCTGCTTCGGTTTGTTGGTAATCTGCTTTTTGATTTTCACTTAAAGTTAAAGCATTGGGTAGAGCATTGTGGTGGGGGCTATTCCAAACATTTACAGTATGGAAATAATATTGATCTTGGGCATTACCACCATTTTGATTTTCTGGGGTAGGGAGAGAAAACACATATACAATTTCGTTTATTAGAGGAAATTGCTTTGAATTCGATAAGGCTGGTTTTGCTTTTTGTTCTGTTAAATCCTCAAATGTAGGATCTGTTGTAGATAAATAAAAAATAGTACCTAAACCATTCCAACCACCTACTTCTTCAAATTTCTCATGGGAATCGTCTAAAACAATATCAACAACTCTTACAGCTGAGATTTGGCTAGAATTAGTTCCCCCACCCCCAACATCACCGGGGGAAAGAATTGAAGAACCTAAACCAGAAAGACCATACCTAACGTCCATTATTTTTTCTTATCGTGGATTTTATTAATTTCGGCAAGAAGTTGTTCTTTTTCCTCATCAGAAATACCAAATGAATCATCCCCTGATGCTTCTGCTTGTAGGGCACGTTGAACTAAGGTGGCCATTTTAATAAGTAAATCATCATTTTTAACCCCAATATCCATATATTCTTTTATAAGGGGTACTATAAGGGTTGCGTCCCCTATATCTGAAATAAGGGGTTTTAATTCTGAGATAAGGGCAGAAATTTGGTTTTCTTTTTTCTTTTGGTTGTTATAAATCTCTTCAAGAAGACTTGAAAATTTTTTCTTACCAAATACTATTTTATCTAATTGTGACATAATACATACACTTTAGTTTATTATAAATATTAAAACTAAAAGTTTGTATATCCATGCTCTAGATAAAAAATGTAATTTTCCTTGAATACGCTGTAAAGTCTATCAGCGATTTTAGTAATTTTAGGAGTTTTAACATCTACCATCTCACGGATGTAAATGTAAAGAGCTTTTTTATTGAAGATTTCTAAATTTTCTCTTTTACGAAATAATTCTAGAATAGCATCAGCAACCCGGGCATCTTGTTCCTTTGGAAAAAGAGTAAAAATATTTTCGGTTACATGATCTACAAAAAGATCAATATATTCTGATAATGGATCTTTATCTTTGTCTGGGTTTAGATTATATGAGTGGTTTTCGTCTTCTAATAGACTCTCATATGGGGATTTGTCTATTCGTTTTTTATAATTTTTCTGGTTTGAAAGAATTAAGTAACGTTTAACAATAGTACCAAAATAAGAATAAGCTTTAGCCCCATTTTCAGGGTTAAAAAGGTGGATTTTTGATAAGAGAAAAGTTATTATCTCGTGTTGGAGATGTTCAATCTCATCTACCTCAGTATAATAAAATTTAAATGTATGGATAATATTCTCCGTTAATTTGAAGAAAGCATAATGAATATCCTGCTCATATATTTTAGAACGGACCGCAGGGTCATCCTCATTATTATACCTTACGATTGCGTTTTCAGTCTCTTGGGTAAAATAATTTTTTGATTTTGGTCTTCTTTTTCTAATTATAGAGTCCATTAAATTTGTTTAATTCGAAATTCATTAAGAATTGTTTGTAGTTTTTTAATTTCGTCAAAAAACCATCCAATCTCATCATCAGATTTAAACAAACCATTTTCATCAATCTTTTTAAGACGTTTGTCGGATTCATCAATAGCAGTACTAAACATACTAAGATATTTCATATATTCTACTAGAATATCTTCTTGTTTTTCATTTTTCCTTAAAAGGTTAAAAGTCGTAAATCCTAAGATTACGACTAAAACCGAAAGTACTGAGATAATAATTGTAGTTATCATAAATTATCTAACATATTTTTTAAACCTTCACTTTTAATAGAACCAAGTGCTTTGTTCTTTACTGCGGAGTTGGATGGTTTTTTACCATTGTCACCCAATATAAAATTGTCCTTTGGGGCATCCAAGCTATTCTGGAATTTAGGTAACCATTCACGTTCAAACTCAATACGAGCCGCCATTAAATCTGCCTGGTGGAGAATAAATGGTAAACAGGTACGTGGTTTTTGTTCTGGCATGTAAGCCATTAGGTATTTTTTATTAGCATCATCATACAAACCATCGTGGGTTTGAATTGCTAACATTTCATTAAAGGTATATTGAATACCATGAGATTGAAGCATAAATAAACCTCTATCGGGAACTGAAGCAAATGGAACCCGAGTGTTGAACATATAATCTTCACCTAATTTTTCACGTCTCCATTTATCAGTCTGGGGGATATATGATTCTTGAGTTTCATCTCCCATTTTACCTAAATCATGGTTAATAGCAGAAAATACAAGTTCTTCTTTAGTAAAAGTAGACATATCTGCTCCTTCCTCAGCCCAAAGATCATACTGTTTAAGGGCACAACGTACTACACGATTTACATGCTCAACATATCCTCCCGGAAAAGCATTATGATATTCTTTTTTATGGGCCGCGGGCATTAAAATTACACGCTCCTCATACTTTTTATAAAACTCAAGTAATGCTTGTTTTCTTTCTCCCGTAATGTGAGCATCAATGTTAGCGAGGAATTGTACCCAATTTTGTTGGATATCTTTTGCTTCTAAAATCATAACTTATTTTTTAATATTATCTATTAATTCCGGTGTTAATTTCTCCGGGTGTGCGTTCTTCACGATCAACATAACCTTGGATATCATCAATTAACTCCTTTGCATCGGAAATAACCTTCATAAAATCACTAACAGGTTGTTGGCGTTGAACAATCATCTCTAATTGCTTAAGTTTTCCTTCAAGAACTACTGTCTTGTCTAAAACGATGTTTCTATATCTCATAATTTTTATTATTTATTTATATACGTTTATACATATCACGGTGGAATATTTCCTAACCCCCGGTATCTTATACCCCTTATTTCCTAATATCTCTTTTTTCCCTTTCCCCGTATTCTAAATGTACGATTAGAAAAGATCCACTCCAAGCTTAGGTGCAATAAAATCTAATTACTTTTGAAATATTATGAAGATGTGCACATTTTTCATATTCTTCCTGTTCCTGGAAGTAATGGGTTGCTAGATTAAATGTGGTAAGCAACTCTTGATTTGAATAATTTTTTAGAATATTAAAACTTTCGAGGTCCTTCACGTCAAAATCTTTTATATATTCCCATGATCTAGTGTATACAATGCATTCCCCCGCAATTTTCACGTCGTCCGTGTCAAATTCTTTATCTGCGCGTTTAATAAGCTTTACTAAACTATCGCTAAATGTAGTATGATTAAGAATAAGTTTTTTAAATATCCCTAATTTGAAAGCAGGTGAATCCTTTAACTCTAATAATTGGCCCGCAATTTCAGACTTTTCATTAAGAGGAGGATCTTGATCTGCTCTATTAAATAATTCAAATATTTTATTAGGATCTATCATAGCCCATCAAATTCAGTACTTACGATTACTTTACCAGTAGAATCTATTTTTACATAGGTGGGATAATAATCATCTTGGAATACAAATCTTAATGATTTAGTTTTAGGATCAATAACAGAAAACTCATGATTAACTTCATCAAGATAATCACCTAATTCTTTTTCATCCAACCACCCATCAACCCAAAGTTGATGAGCTATTTGAAGGTAGGATATAATTTCTTCCTGTGGCATTTCCATTATAAATATAAGTAAAGGGAATTTCCCCTTGGCTGGTATTTGTGTAGATAAAATACATAAGTCTATTTTTTACTCCCCACTAATTCAAAATATGCTTTCTCTGCGGCTTCTATACGTGGCATTTTGGGGTCTTGTTCTAAAATAGATGAAGTTTTTTCTCTCCATTCTATAAAAACACCCTTTTCAGCTGCTTTAAAACCGTATTCTTCATATAATTTTTCGTTTGAAGCCATGACTTTATAGATTTAGGGGTTCCTTGGGTTAATACATATTAATATTCACTCTGTAAGTCACTATTGGTTACCCTTCTAGTGTTGGTTACTCGGTTAATATTGATTTCATTTTTAAGCTCACGTACAACATCATCAATTCTACGATGAACTTCATTTAAATTATCATATTGATTGTTATTTAAACTATCAACATAATTGGTTGTTTTCTCGAATTCACGTTCTACATTAGAGGCATATTTGTCTACTCGAGAATCGACAATTGCCCTCACATCACTCTCAGTAATATCATTTGATACTACACTTTCTAAACCTCTTTCAAGGTCTTGGATTTGTTTAATCTGCGATGATACAACACGAAGCAACCACACTATTGCGAATACTACGGCTACTGTTACTGCACCAACAAAAAAATAAATTGTTTCCATATTTTCTAAATTTTGTTTTTAAGATAAGGAACCCCTAAAAACTATAAATTTAAATACAATATAAATACAAAAAGGGGAATAGCCAAGCTACTCCCCCACAGTTTCTCAACTGATGTACATCTGACTGCGATCGCGGAAGATGTAGGATTCGAACCTACGGTACCTTGCGGTACAACAGTTTTCAAGACTGCCGCATTCGACCACTCTGCCAATCTTCCAATATTGTAGGATATCGCTTAACCTACGAAAGCTGGC